TGATATTTTTTAACTATCCAACAATGTTCGTCAGCAGATAAAGCCCATTGATCATTTAATTGTATAAACATTATTTCACTCCTGTATTGTTAAAGATATTGTTTCTGATACATTAGTTAATTTATTCATTGTATTTTCTATATTTCGTAAAGATTTAGCTATTTCTACTAATGCATACATTTGTACTTCATGAAAATTACAATCTCTTTGATTATCAGACATTTCTACTAATCTATCTATAGTCATTATTCTACTCCTTTTGTTGCTTTAAAACCCATCTCTTTTAACATTACTTCTTCTGTAGAGTCATATGTTACTTCTCCAGTATTTTTATTGTATGTTGTATGTTTAGAAACAGAACCATGTCCTGTATCATCTATCATTGCCCATAACAACGTAAGATATACTATAACATCTTTAATTCTACCTCTTACATCTTCACGTTGTGATTCATGGCCATCAACATAAGATGCTATACCATCAATATGTTTGTACAAATATACCATTAATACTTTTTCACGAGAAATATTGGCTAACTTGCTTATTCTATTGAAGTTAGCCAAAACATCCTCATCTGTTCTGGCATATTCTTTCTGTCCATCGTCACGTGTAACTTTAACTTCTTTGATAATATAGTTTAATAAATTATCGTATGTTTTTTTATTCATAATAACTCTCCTTATAATAATACTTCATTTAATGGAGGTAATTCTTCTTGAGTTTCTTTGTAAATATTAGCATTATCTACTTTTAATCTAACATCAATATTTTCTCTTTCTCTATTAGCCTCACATTTGATATGTAGTTCTTCTATTAACCCAGTTGACATAGATTTTAATGGTGTAACAGATAATAATTTATTAGTATTATATGCTGTTCTAAATGAGCCTTTACTTGAAGCTAAATTCATACCTTCATGAAAAGCTTGTTTAGTAATTTCACTTACTGTAAATACTATTATATTATTCTTTACTGCTAATTCCATTAACGCTTGAGATACTTCTTCTATTTTCATATTAGAATCGCGTTGTTTAGATTTAAACAATCCCATATGGTCTACTACAACTATCTCTGGTTTAATTGGTAGCATTTGTATTCGCTTTTCCAATTCATTAGCGTATGGAGCTGAATAATCTACTGTTAACCATTCAAACTTTTTATCCATACCATTTTGCATCTGTTGATAATGTTTAGTTAATTCACTTTCTGACCATTTCATTTCCATCATTACAAATCTAGACCATATTTGTCTTGGACTCATTTCCATTTCCATGAAATAAGTAGGTCTTTTAAATCCAACCATCCAATTTTGTAATAACATAGTTTTCATACTTTTAGGTGGTGCTTGTATTATTACTACTTCACCAGGGTAAATTGGAAAATTTTCACCAGGATATAATCCTCCTAAATTAATAGGTTCACTATCTGATCGTAACCAGTCTATTAAAGCTTTCTCCATGGACGATGCATCCATAACTGATTGGCTTTTTTTTGATTTATATAGTTTGCAAGTTTGTTTACAATAATTATCCATGATAGGATCAGTACAACCATAACGATAGCCGTTACCCCCATGCCCATCATAACAATTATTAACAATACTATCAAGCTCTTTTTCAGTAAATCTACTATCTTGTTTATCAACTGACTGCCTCCAATTCTCTAGAATTAATCTTACAATATTCTCAGGATATCTCCATCTAAACCATGCAGCTAATCTTAAAGCTACCATATGTCTGCTTCCAATACTACCATCTTGTAACATATGACTAATGCATGGGAAGTTTACTGGATCTGGATTTCTGCCTTGAGATATAAATGTAGGGGTGTCTTTATCATCCTCATTTTTTTGAGCAGATAGTGCATCAAATACTGGTTCACATTCCATTTCTACTTTAGGAAGATTTTTAGGATTTTTAGCATGAGCTAGTATTTTTGCTTCACCATCTACATCATGCAACCATTCATATTGTATTGCTACTTTATATAAATTAGATTTACTATTACGAGTATTTGGTACTCTAATAAGTCTAGTTTTATCTGTAACAGATGGATCAGCATATTCAAATATACCTGCACGATGTAATGCTTCTTTTACTTTTATATGTAAATCTTTAGCAGGCTTCCATCTAAATGCTTGGCTAGGGATGTGAAAGTGAAATCCTGTACCAGAGAAATATAAATGAAAAGGAATGCTTAAATCTTCTAATAGCAAGCTTAATCCAATTGATTTATCTCGTCCAATTTTATAATTTGCACCATCTACATCAAGAATGAACTCATCAGGGATATAAATTAATCCATCAAACCCAGAAAGAGTATTTTTCTTTGCAAAATAATCTACTATATAGTCATCATAATCATATAAAGACATAAAAGTATCATTTTCCAACCCAATCCAATTACCCATTTCTGTTACATCTTGAAAGTAATGTCTGTTTGATAATGAGAATGCATATTCTTTTATCATAATAACTCCTTATATTATAGAGGGCAGGAAGAGAAGATCAAACCTACCCTCTATTCTCCCGTTAATTAAAATGGTACATCACTAGTTTCTTCAGTTGATGTTGTTTCTGTAGTTTTTTCAGCAATTTTAGGTGCTAAATAAGTATTAAAATATTTCTCTGCTTTTGTTTTAAAATACATTACACTATCTTCTGAAAAATCATCAACAATATTTTTAAATACTGTAGGTGCTGCTTGATTTAAACAATTAGTATAACCTTTTGCATCTTTATAATAATAAATATTTAAAGTTTTACCTGTTAATTGTGCCTCTGAATCATCAAATTTAACTACAATATCTTTTCCACCTTCTAATGCATCTGCTATCCCTGCATTGGCAAATCTAAAGACATTAGATATAGCAAATTCTTCTCCTTCTGCATTTGTTTTTTCATAAACACGCATTTTAAAATTATCTTTATATCCTTCAAAAAATACATCAAGATATTTACTATTATTCCACTCCCCATATGTAGCTTTGGAAATAGTATTAGTATGCCATCCTGGATTATAATTTGTAGTATTACCTTTTCTTACTGTGAAAGTTTTCATTCTTGCACTCCTTGTTTATAGTTTGATTGTCTTGGTGCTTTGTCGGTTGCACTATTACCGTCATCATCTGCTTGTGCTATGCCTACCATTGCAGCCATACCATATCTTCTACCATATGTTATTGCTGCTCCAATTGCATGAGCATCCTTTTTCCCACCTATTGGCATTCGAGTTTCTGATTTTATCCATTGACCTGATTTATGCATTAATGTAGTTGATACATAAAAGCCATTAGTTATATCACAAAATCTAGTTCCTTGTACAACAGATAAGCCATTTTTACTTAAAGAAGGAAGGCTAGCTTCCATTACTGCGTTTAAGTCTGCATATTTACTGTTGAAAAAAGGATTGGTTGATGATGCTTTTGCTCCTTCTAACTCACTTTGAGCTAAGCTTAGAGCGGTTGCTAATTGATCAATCTCTTCAGATTTCCATTCACCTTGACGACGATTTAGTTTCTGCTGAGGTTGATTTTCTATTGTGGGTATTTGATCCACGAGGTTTCTCTCCTTATGTTTTGATTATTAACTCCTTGAGGCCAGAAAGGGGAACCGAAGCTCCCCTCACTGTATAAGGAGTGTATCATACCTTTATCAGGTGTGATAATTTACGAATACATAGTACTCTTTTCCAAGATTAAAGTTGGAAAGTTAAAATTTAACACCTTATTGTAAGGTTGTTTAGTAGTAAGCTTTCTAACTGTATTGGATATAAAGGATCCAGCCATATTACTGCAATAACTAGTAGCTTTTGCATTACATGGTTCAGGGCTTCCTTCAGCGTACCATATCTTCTTATATTTAGCTAATGTAGGTTTAGGTAGTGTATATTGTTGGTAATGTTCTGCACCCATTCTTCCATCGATTAAGAATAGAGGCTTTTTTGGATGATGTTCAATTATTTCCATAGCTAATAAACGTGCATCCATATTATCAAATCCTAATATCACTATATCTTTC